TAATCAACAATGTAAACCTGATCACCTACAATGGCCCCAATGGCACATGCAGTGTAATCATTTCCTGTATCTGAAACATCAACGTACCCAATGCACCCCTCAATTTTGTTTTTAACCTCATCAAATTCATCAGGATCCACAATGGATATTTCACCAAATAACATTCCTTTTAAATCCATTGGTTGTTGTTGGTATTCTGCCAACCAAATTTCCTTTGCAGTTTTTTTTCTTTTATCCAAATATTCTGCGGTACTCATAACTGCACTGCAAAATGATTCATCATTTTCATCCAATGCCTGTACCATAATGGATTTATCATATGCACCATCTGCCATTTGGTATCCAATCACATCATTTACAACCCAACGTGTGCCAATATCAATGCGTTTGCATCCTGTTTCAAAACGTGAATCATGTGTTGCCTGTTTCCACTGGATCACACGTGCATTCATATTATCATTCATGGCATCATCAATGCCCCTGTACAGATCATCAGTAATGGCCACCTTTGATGCACCAAATCCAATGATTGTTCCGCCTACACCTGCACCAAAATAACCAACCTGTTTTGATTTGTTGGTGTTCCATCCCTGTAAATTTGCTTTGTCAGATGATAAACATACATCAGGAAATATGATTGCAAATTTTTCTGATTTTACAATATCACGTACATCATATGAAAACTTTGTGTACAGTGTTGCCGTACATGTGTTCCGCATTACTGATTCTGTTGGATGATTACCCAACACCCATGCACAATAAATTGATGTGATATATGATTTCCCTGCACGTGGCGGTAATGAAACAGATAATGATTTTATTTTATTATCTGAAATATCCTGCATTGCATCTGCAACCTCATGTAAAAATTCACGTTCCGCAAAAAATTCTGCATCATAAAATATACAAAATTGCCAAAAATCACGTTTGCACAATTCATAATACAGGTACAAATCAATCAGATCTGTTTTATTTTTTCCCATTTTTCAGGTGTTCACGTATTTCATCCGTTGTTAATGCAGATAAATCAGGCCTGTTTGTTTGCAAATTAACATCCTGCCGTTCAACATATCCACGTGATCGCATTTTGCATTTCATGTAAAATATTGTTGCGGTTGTATTGCCATCCTGAATTTGATTGTACAATTGTGATTCAACAAAATCATGGGCCTGTTCGGCAACATCATTTACCTGTTCCGCATAATCAGGATCATTGTTGTACCAATCGTAATGTGTTGATCTATTAATACCAACAGTTTTACATGCGGTTGATACAATACCCAATGATGCAATCAATGCATCAATCATTGCACCCTTTTTTATAGTGTTGGTTTTTGTTGGTTTTTTGGCAACAGGTTTTGCCCTGCGTTTAACAGGTTTTTTATTTGTTGATGTATTTTTTTTATTTGTTGCCATTATGTTTAAAATATCAGATTCACCAATAAAACTATACCTGCAACCATTGCAATACGTATAAATGTGAGTTTTAAACTTGATGGCTCAATTAAATACAGTTTGAATGATGCATGTGTTGCATGCGGTAAAAACAAGTGAATAAACCTATCAATGCAGAATAAAACAAACATTACTGGCAAAAATGCCACACCCAATATTTTTTTATACATTGGTAATTTTTTTACCGTTTTTGCCCTTTTGTTTTTGATTTCATCAATTTTTTTATCAAATGAATCATCCATTTTTTTTACTTTTGTTGGTTTTGCTTTTTTCATTTCCTTAATTGCTTTGCGTGTTAAACTTCGTTTTTCGGATCTGTTCATTTTACAAATATAATAAATTAGAAAATGGGATGCATTTAATGGCATCACAACCATCTGCACCCCATTCACATAAAACATAACAATTCAAATTTACAATATTTTTTATTTAAAACACGTTTAATGCGGTGAAAATGGTTTTTTGTGTATCACACCCACATTATCAATTTGGCCGTTTAAATAGGCATCAAATGCCCTCTGCATTGATCCCTTTTGTGTTCTGCACATAACATTGTTAATGCGTTCACTGTATTCAATTAAATTAACAGATGCATTTGCCCTGTTGCAAAATTTATGCATATCAGTTATGGTAAAAAATCCGCCCTGAATACTGCAATTTGGTTTTGATAACAGGTATGTACACATTTCATCAAATGTTTTTGGTATCTGATTGTTATGGTGATGGGCCTGATCCTGTAAATTAATATCATTCATTATTCTATAATATCACAAATTGATTTTTCAACCGTGCCTGTTCCATTGCATTGATCACATTCTATTTCCTTATAACAACCGCCACAACATTCATTTGATTGATCATGGCAATTCATAACCTCAACAAAACCCTCACCATAACATTCATCACAATCCCATCCAATGGAATCATCATTGTGTTCCAATTCGTGTGATAAAAATGTATCAACAGATTGATCAGTAAATTTAACGGTGTGTTCAGTAACTTTTGTTTTTTGCATTCCACTGGATTGCACATAAACAACTGTTATTATTTCAGAATCAATAACCAAACCAATTTGGTTTGTTTTTAATACCATTACCTGATCATGCAGATCAATAATGTTTGGGCCTTTGTGATGATTGTTTTCCATAATTTGTGCGTTTATATTAAAAAAAATGGGCATGTATTACCATGCCCAGTGTTTTGTTGATTAAAATGATGGATCACGGTATTGTTGCATTGTTCCAAAAATAATTGATACCTTTGTAAAATTTTTGTATTTTTTTGTTACACCATCAATGATCATCATTTGGTTGTAATAATTATCTGCATTTGGATCCTCATACAAATGTTGGTATGATTCAATTCCGTTTTCTTTTAGTAAAATTTCTGTTGATCCCCAACCATATTGTTTGTAATACTTGTTTGCCAATGCTTTGATGATCTCAACAGAATATCCAACAGATCCCCAACATTGTTTTTTGTTACTCCATTCCAATGTTGTTGTGTAATTTTCAGTGTTTGATTTGTATGTGTAACGTTCATCACCGTATGATGTACCAATATTTTTTGCATCCATTTTACGGATCACACATTGCATGCCATCATCTGAAACCTCAATTACTTCATGTGCCTCACGATCTGAATACATTAATATTGTTGCACCCTCACCAACAACTGGTAATGTATCATTATTTCCCATCATTTGGTTGATGAATCCACCTGCAACACCTACTTTGCGTGATTGTCTTTTTACTGAATTTACTGTTAAATTGCTCATAATCAATGTTTTATGTTTTTTAATAATGTCGTTGCCTCGTTGCAACAGTACAAATATATATAAATTTAATTTATATATGACTATTGAAACATAAAAAAAACACTTTTACCCTATATTTTTTTTAATACAGGGTAATCATGGTATGTGTAATGCAATTATTTGTTGATCAGATCCCCAATTTTTTGCACTGTGGTTAAATTCAAACCACGTTCATTATTCAGGAACATGTACATTTGGTTTGGATGCACTGCACATTGTTTTGCAAATGCATGTACAGATAAATTATTTTCCGTGATGTAATGATTGCAGATTGCACGTACATCCTCAACCAAATATTTTAATTGTTCTGATTTAATCGGTTTAATTTTGTTTTTCGTTTCCATAAATTATTTTTAAAATGGTAAATCACCATCTGATGATCCCTGTGATTCATTAAAATCCTGTGCCGTTTCACTCATTTGTTTAACCTTTGGTGCCTTTGGTGTTGGTAATGGCATGCCACCAACGGTTTGTATTTTCCATCCCTGTAATGTATTGAAATACATTGTATCACCTGTTTTGGGATTTTCCCATGCACGGCCACGCAAATTAAAATCAATTTCAATTTCCATACCCTGCACCAACATTCCTGATTCATCAACCATATCATTAACAAACTGGATCTGTATTGATTGTGGATAATCACCGCCTGTGTTTACGATCACATCACGTTTCCTGAATGAATCAGATATTTGTTTTTCCTCTCTTACCAATTCAACTGTACCATTTAATTTAAATTCCATTTTTCCTGTTTTTATTTGATTTGTAAATTTTTATTTGTAATTAATTCCGCACCATCAACTGTGGCACCGCCTTTTATGGCCCTTTTGATTTCCATTTTAT